CACAAGTGATGACCGTAGAAGAGAAAGACGAACATTGGTGGCGTTATCGGGAGAGGGTAGCCAAGCTTGCCGCTTCGTACGACAATGATATTTGGAACCCTACACAAACGCCTTTATGCGGTTGGTGTCCGGTCAAGACATGTGAGTTTAACCCCAAGCACTAGGAGAACAAAATGGCAACAAAACGCAACTACGCACAAGAATACGCAAACTACGACGGCACCGAGATGGTAAAGAAAAAACGGGCGCAACGTAACAAAGCACGACGCATGCTTATGCGTGAAGGTGTTGTACACAAAGGTGACGGCAAAGACGTTGACCACAAGAAACCACTAAGCAAAGGAGGCACAACCGTTCGCTCTAACTTAAAAGCAGTTCCGGCTAAGGCAAACCGTTCTTACAAACGAAAAGCAGATGGGTCAATTAAATAATGGGAATATCAGACGAAGATTATGCAAAGCAGCTTGAGGCATTGAGAGGGCAAGCAAAAGATCGAATAATGGGCGCATCCACAACTACAGGAGCATTACAATATCCATCCTACACAACACAAATACCAATTGGTATTAAGCCATTGCGAGAACAAGACCTAAAGCATGATGCGATGCAAGCGCCGTTGGCTTCGTTAGCGGACATGTGGGTAATGCGTTGGGATAGTCAATGGGTCAACGAACAAGAGTTTATGGACGATGACTTTTGGAGGCTTGCATTAATTCGCTTGCTTGGCGCAAACAAACTAGAAAAACATAACTTAGTAAATCAGTATCACGCGGTTTACAGAATAATCACTTAACATGCAAATCATAGAAAACAAAGCGTTGCTGTTTAAGACACGCAACCCCGAAAAATACAGCATCATTCCTCGCCACAAAATTGTGAGCGAAGACAACGGCACATACGAAATAGCGGTGTACTGGGGATTAGATGAAGTGCGCGTACTACGCAACCTAGGGGTAAAAAACCCACCATCGCCCATTACCGCTAAATATAATTGGCCCGGACGATTTAAACCATTTGCCCACCAAATTGAAACGTCATCGTTCCTCACAATGAATCGCAGAGCCTTTGTGTTCAACGACCCCGGCACAGGCAAAACTTTTTCTGCTTTGTGGGCGGCTGATTATTTAATGAATCTTGGTCAAGTAAAACGTTGCCTTATCTTGTGCCCCCTGTCAATCATGCACGACGCATGGATTAGCAGTATTGGCAAGAGCATTATTCATCGCTCAGCTATTGCGGCTCATCACGTCCAAGCAACACGTCGTATAGAAATGGTGCAAGGCGACTACGAGTTTGTGGTTGTTAACTATGATGGTTTAAATTTAATTGCAGAAGAAATCGTCAATGATGGGCGCTTTGATCTTGTTATTGTTGATGAAGCAAACGCGTACAAGAACCCAACAACCAAACGTTGGAAAGCGCTAAACAAAATACTAAAACCTGACACCATGCTTTGGATGATGACTGGCACCCCTGCATCACAGTCGCCTGTCGATGCCTACGGCTTAGCTAAGTTAGTGAATCCTAACGGCGTACCCAAGTTCCTTACTGCATGGCAAGACAAAGTCATGGCTAAAGTTAGCAAGTTTAAGTGGATACCAAAGCCCAATTCAGAACAAGAGGTGTACAACGCGCTACAACCCGCAATTAGATATACCAAAGAAGAATGTACTGACTTACCGCCTGTGCTTACCGAGACAAGAGAAATACCGTTAACAGCACAGCAAGTCAAGTATTACCGCATGCTCAAAGATAAAATGGTGTTGCAAGCCGCAGGCGAAACAATCACCGCCGTTAATGCGGCAGCCGGTGTCAGCAAGCTGTTGCAGATAAGTGCAGGGGCGGCTTACACAGATGAGAAAGAGGTAGTTGAGTTTGACTGCGCGCCTAGGCTAAACGTGCTACTTGAAGTGCTTGAAGAGACTAGCCGTAAGGTTATTATCTTTGCACCGTTTAGGCATAGCATTGAAACGATTTCTACTTTCTTGCAAAGACACAACGTAGATTGTGAAGTGATACATGGTGACGTCGGGGTTAACAAGCGCACAGATATTTTTAAGCGCTTCCAAACTACTGATAAGCCACGCGTTTTAGTAATTCAACCGCAAGCAGCATCACATGGTGTAACATTAACTGCGGCTGATACTGTAATATTCTATGGACCGGTTATGTCTGTAGAAACATACTTGCAGTGTATTGCAAGAGCAGATCGTATTGGGCAAACCTCTACAAATGTAACGGTGATACACTTACAAGGTAGTGAAATAGAAAAACGAATGTTTGCACAACTTGAGAAACGTGTCGAAGGGCATGATCTTTTGTTGAGTCTGTATAGGGAAGAAATTAGTTCTAAGTAAAAACCCTATTTCAGTTGTAACGTCGTCTCTATAGGTGTAAAATATTTTACAAAGGAGCATATAAATGCCAAACGAAGATGAAGTAATACCGCTAGATAAACTAGCGCGTGTGTATCGCAAGATATATACAAAAGTTCAAGAACTGACTCAAGAGTACGAGAGCCAAATCGAAGAACTCAAAGCTAAACAAGATGAGATCAAGAACGCCATGAAGGATCAAATGATGGCGCTTGGAACTAACTCGGTGCGCACGCCCGAGGGCACAATCATCTTGTCTCAAAAGACTCGCTACTATACAGACGACTGGGATTCATTCAAGACGTTTGTCGTGGAGCATGACGCGTTGGATTTGTTTGAGAAGCGCATAGCGCAGAAGAACATGGCAACGTTCTTGGAAGAGAACCCCGGTGTAGTTCCTGCGGGTTTAAATTCCATGTCTGAGTATGCAGTAACTGTTCGTAAACCAACTAAATGAAGGAAACATTATGGGCGAAATAGCCAAATTTAATCCTGCACAAGTACCAGCCTTTGCTCGCAAAGGTGAATTATCTGATCTTGCCAAGAGCCTTGCAGGTGGCGTAGGCATTAGTAGCAAACGTATTTCTATCAAGGGCGGTGTATTCCGCTTGATGGCTGACGGCAAAGAGATTACATCAATTGACGACCGCCACCTTGATGTTGTAATTGTTAATGCGGCACCTAAGATCAGCCGTATGTATTACGAGGGTCAATATGTTGAGGGCGAAACCAAAGCCCCTGACTGTTGGTCTGCTGATGGTGAAAAGCCTGATTCACTAGCTGAGAACCCACAATCTAGCGACTGCGCATCATGCCCAATGAACGTCAAAGGTTCGGGTCAGGGCGAGTCTAAAGCTTGCCGGTTTTCTCAACGCCTTGCAGTAGTTCTTGCCAATGACATTGGTGGCGATGTAATGCAGTTGCAGTTAGCCGCTACGTCAATCTTTGGTAAAGAAGAGGGAGACAAGCGCCCACTACAAGCATACGCTCGTTATCTCGCGGCACAAAATGTTAGCCCTGAGATGCTTGTTACCCGTCTGCGTTTCGATACCAAAGCGGCAGTACCCAAGTTGTTTTTTCAACCAGTACGTTACTTGGAAGAAGACGAGTACGAAACAGTTGTTGAGAAAGGGCAATCAGCAAGCGCTAAAAACGCAATCACAATGACGGTGTCTAAGCCTGCTGATAAACCACTACAGCTTGAGGGTGCAAAGCCTGCGGCTAAAGCTAAAGTTGCCAAGGTAGAAGTTGAGACCGACGACGAGTCAGTTGATGAACCTGAGAAACGTAAGCCAACAGTTAAACCAAACGCTGTTCCGCAGAAAAAAGTCAGCAGCTTAGCTACTACTGTTGATGAGTGGGATGACGAGTAAAGGTAGGGGCGTAAGCCCCTAAATAAATATGGCTTATTCAGAAGAAATAAAACAAACAACAAAACTAGCGCCTAAGTCTTTGGGAAACCAACTTGGGCGTTGGGCTATTCATTTAAACTTTCCCGTTATTGAAATAGCCAAATTTACAGGCGCAACAAGACAAACGGTATATAACTGGTTCAAAGGTAGTGAAGTAACGCCTTCATACAGAAATAGCGTAAGTTCTTTGTTGAACATTTTATCCACAAGTCATTCAGCAGAAGAGGCACTCAGAAAATGTATACAAAAATAAACCCATCGTCACTATCTAAAGCTGAAACACACTTAACTAAACGTACTAATTAACTCAAGGGGTATCACATGGCGTCGCAGGAATTCCTAGCGACTGTGCTACCGTCTTCGGGTTTATATTGCACCGTTGAAATAAGCACAGCAAAAAGAGAGCATGTATTTGTTAACTCAATAAACGAGTTATACGATGCAGCCATGGCGTTTGACGCAAAGGGGTACAACGCATTTTTTGCGCTTGCATCATTTAGTGCCAAAGAACGTAAGGCAGAATCGGCAGTAAAAATTAAGTCGCTGTTTTT